CACTCCTATGGTGGGACTGGAGCCCGGCACGATGCAGGAGCTGCTCCCGGGTGAACAGGTCGAGTTCTCGGATCCGCCGGACGCTGGTAACAACTACCCCGATTTCATGCGGCAGCAACTGATGGCAGCGGCTGCGGGCTCGGGGCTGCCCTACGAGCTGATGACCGGTGACATGCAGGGCGTGAACGACCGGGCAATCCGGGTGGTGCTGAACGAGTTTCGTCGGCGCCTGGAGCAGCTCCAGTTCCAGGTATACGTCCATCAGTTGTGTCGGCCGGTGCGTCAGGCCTGGTTAGACATGGCCGTGCTTGCCGGCGCGCTGGACTTGCCGGACTACTCGCAGCGTCGCCGCGAGTACCAGCGCACCCGTTGGGTCCCCCAGGGATGGGCTTACATCCACCCAGTTCAAGACGTTCAGTCGCGCAGCATGGAAATCGCTGCAGGCTTCGGGTCGCGCAGCGAAGCATGCCTGCGCAATGGTACCGACGCCGAAGTGGTTGACGAAGAGAACGCCGCCGATATCGCCCGGGCCAAGGCCTTGGGCCTCAATTACACCAGCCTGCCGGCCGTCGAGGATTACTCTGATGAGCCAGGCGAGAAGGGGAAGACATGAAACAGTTGATGCCGTTTCGCATCATGAACAAGGCGCCGTCGGCGCCTAAGGTCGAAGACCAGCATTGGTACAAGATCACTGCCGCCGTGAAGGCGGAAGGTGCTGACGAGGCTGATCCGGCTCCCATTGAGGTCTACGTTTATGGGGAAATTGGCGGCTGGGGCATTTCGGCCAACCAGTTCATTCAGGACCTCAAGGCAGTGGATGACGGCGTTTCGCCAGTTGTCGTGGCTTTCAACACCAATGGCGGCGACCTGTTCGAGGGTCTTGCTATTCACAATGCGCTGAACCGCCTTGGTGAGCGTTGTACTGGGCGCGTCGATGCCTTGGCGGCAAGCGCTGGCAGTGTCGCGGTATGTGGCGCTCACCGGGTCGTGATGGCGTCGAACGCCATCCTGATGATCCATAACCCCTACACCTGGGCTGGCGGTGATGCGGAAGAGCTGCGGCGAGTAGCCGATGTGCTCGATCAGGCTTTCGAGGTGATCATTGCGGCCTACAAGGCGAAGGCGCCCGGCATTGATGAAACCGAGTTGCGCCGCATGGTCAACGACGAAACGTGGCTCACTGCTCAAGAGGCGCTTGAGCTGGGGTTGGCGGATGAAATTGGAAATGGCCTGCAGGTTCGGGCCTGTCTTGAAGGCACTGCCATGGCGCGGTATCGGAAGACCCCGCAGGCGCTGCTGGACCAGTTGGCAAGTAACTCACAGCCGCCGGTAGATGACCCTGCGACGCCTCCCGGGCCTCCGGCTCCAGATCCTGCTGACGCCACAGCGCTGGCCTTGATGATCACCCAGGCATGCGCGAAAGCAGGAATCGGCAACCTGGTGGAACCGCTAATTGCGTCGACCAAGCTGACCAGCCCGGCCACGGTGCAAGCTGCACTGAAGCGTGCCAAGGACGTTCATGGCTTGTGCGTTGCTGCTCGCTTGCCGGAGCTGACCGCTGACTTTGTGACGGCTGGATTGGAGCCCGATGCGGTGCGGGCGCGGCTGTTTGAAAAGGTAGTCGGCTCAGGAAAGGGGATCGAGATCGACAACAGCCTGCCACCGGCTGACGACGAGCCGGAGAAGGTCAAGGCGCAACTCCCCAATCCATCCAGTATCTGGGCTGCCCGTCGGCAGGCCGCCAATATAGGAGCACGACCATGAGCACCATCCGTCAGGAACCGGTTCACGCCGGTGAATTCCTGCTTTCCGAAGGACCGGGGAAGATTTCCCGCGAAGCCATCGACGTAGCCCCCGGGCCGGGCCTGATTGCAGGCCAGCTGCTCGGTTTAGTTACCGCTACCAGCCAGTTCACGGCGTATGACCCCGCTGCCGAAGACGGCAGCGAGAAGGCCGTTTGCATTCTGTATGCCGCTCTCGGCGAGTCCGACACGGTTCGCCGTGGCCGAGCTCTTGTGCGGCTGGCGGAGGTCAGCGAGGCCTTGCTGACTGGCGTTGATGCCGATGCCGAGCAGGCTCTGGCAGCGCACTTCATCATCTTGCGCTGACTTGCAGTTTTCCTATTCCACACCCCGCCCTGAGCGGGGTTCTTACTTTCTGGAGTACCCCCATGGCTGAGATTGCCATTTTTCAAGACGATGCTTTCGGCGTTGCTGCTCTGACCGCAGCCATCAACGATCAGGAATACGTGCCCGGTCGCCTGGCGGCTCTCGGTCTGTTCCAAGAGGAGGGCGTTGCGACCCTCACCGTGCAGATTGAAAAGGACGGCGATACGCTCGCTCTGGTGCCTGCCGGGGAGCGTGGCACTTCTGGCCTGGTGGTCGGCGGCAGCAAGCGTACTTTGATCCCCTTCAACACCGTGCACCTGCCTCAGCGCTTTGCGATCAAAGCGGACGAGATTCAGGGTATCCGCGCTTTCGGCACGCTGACCGAGCTGCAGGCGGTACAGGATGTGGTGAACAAGCGCTTGGCCAAGGCAAAGCGTCAGCTGGATGCCACCCATGAGTTCCATCGCATGGGGGCAATCAACGGCAAGGTGCTCGATGCCGACGGCTCTTCGGTGCTTTTGGACATTTACAAGGTCTTCGGTGTGTCCCAGCAGAAGCTGCCGATGGGGCTGAACGATCCAAATGCGAACGTCCAAGCCCAGTGCGTGGATGCACTGGACATGCAGGAAGACGCGCTCGGCAACGTGACTACTACCGGCGCCCGGGCTTTCTGTGGCAAGACCTACTGGAAGAAGCTGATCGCCCACCCTTCGGTTGTCGAAACCTATAAGGGCAGCCAGCAGGCTGCTGCTCTGCGCGGTGATGGCCGCGAGACATTCGATTTCGGTGGTATCAGCTGGGAGCGCTATCGCGGCAAGGTGTCGGGCGTTCCGTTCGTTGCTGATGATGAAGCCCGCCTGGTACCTGAAGGTGTGTCAGACCTGTTCCTATCGGTCTATGCGCCGGCGGATTACATGGAGACCGTCAACACCGAGGGCTTGCCGTACTACAGCAAGCTGGAAGAAATGCCGTTCGGTAAGGGCGTAGCGGGCGAGGCACAGTCGAACCCGCTGCATATCTGCACACGACCTCGCGCTGTCATCCGCCTGACGATCTGATCATGGGCTTTCGGGACTTGATCGACGATGTGGATGAGGTTGTGTTCGATGTCCTGGGCGATCCGGCGCAGATCAATGGCCGTGATGTTCTCGGGATGTTCTCCGCGCCCTGGCTGCAGCCCAAGATCGGTCAGATCAATACCGGCCTGCGTGAGCCGCACCTGGTCATCCGCGTTGGTGATAACGCGGGTGTTGAGGCGCGGCAGACCGTCATGATCGATCTGCCGACCGAGGACGGTGGTGGCAACTACATCATCGCCCGCATAGAGCCAGGGGGCGACGGCCTGGTGACGCTCGTTCTGAGGAAATCGCCATGAGTGTCGGCAGCTATCACAAAGTGTCAGCCAGCGCAGGGTTGCTCACCCTGCAGATGAGCCCGCAAGACGTTAAATGCTTCGAGGACTTTGCCAGGCTTGTGCCCAAGGCCATGGCTGCGGCCCAGCGTCGAGCTATCAACAAGACGTTGCGCTGGCTTCGCGGGCAGATTGCCCGAGAGGTCGGGCGGCAAGAACGAATCGCCATCGCAGCTGTGAGGCAGCGGCTCAAGGCATTCCCAATGGGGAGCAGTGGGCAAGGCAAGTTGTGGTTCGGTATTCGTCCCATTGAAGCCAGTCGCGCCGGCCGTCCCCGGCAAACCCGCACAGGTGTATCGGTGGCGGGGCGTCGTTATCAGGGGGCGTTCTATCGACAAGTGTACGGGGGCAGACCGGACATCTGGATTCGCACTGCCAGCAAGCACTTCGATGCAGCTGACTACCCGGAAAGCGAAGTCTCGGGCGGCGGTGGTCGTCGCTCTGGCTGGATTTCAGAGAACGACAGCCGCTTTCCACTGGCCAAGGCGAAGATCTCCCTCGATGACGTTCGACCGCACTTTGAAGCCTGGACCAACCGAGCTCACGAACGATTGAAGGTGGTCCTTGAGCAAGAGCTGAACTTTGAGCTGCATAAGTATTTGCGGAGAGCAGGCAATGGTTGATGACCCAATACCCCTCGCTAAGATCTATTCCGCAATCGAGCAACACATCAGCGATGCCATTCCCGGCCTCGCCTATGTCGGCACGATGCCAGACGGGATTGAGGTTGTGCCGGTGCCGGCGGTAGTGCTTGAGCTGGCAGGCCTCGAGAGTGCGGACAGGGATCTTGGTACAGGTGAGACCGCAGTAGATGCTCGTTTCGAGGCGCGTGTGATCGTTGGGGTGGATGAGCCCAACTGTTTGCATGTGGCAGCCTTCGTTGCGGCTCAGCTGGCCGTACTGTTACGCATGCAGTCCTGGGGCTTGGCAGTTGAGTTTGCTCAGTTCGTCCGGGCAGAGCGGGACTGGAGCCGGCCAGAACTGGATAGCTTTGCCGTCTGGGTCGTTGAATG